ACCACCAATAGATCCAAACATTGCATTCTTGCCAGCACTCTTAGCTGCGTTAGCCTGCGCCTGACCAGCCGCCAACTGCATCTGTGCGTTGTACGCTCCGTAAATGCTTCCCATGCCTGTCTGCGACTCTGGGTTAAAATACTGTGGTCCAGCCTGCTGCTGACCCATCATTGCATTCTGTGCAGCCTGACCGCCAAACGAACCGGCGTACATAGGCTGCTGGTAGAATGAGGTCAGCGCAGGAGCTGCCTGCTGCTGGAAGTAACCTCCCAAGCCTGTGCCAAGAGCCACAAGCTGCTGCTCCCGGGCCTGACGTGCGTTGTAGCGGTTCAGTACCTCTGCAAGGTTGGACTGTGCGCCAAGGGCTGTTCCACGAGTTGCGTAGCCTGCGCGTGTCTGCTGCTCAATAGCGCGTTGTTCTTGGGGCGAGATGTTGGTCCCGTCAGCCTGTAAAGCGCCGAGCTTCTGTTGCGTATACTGCTGTAAAGCGCGGTTAATGCCACCAACACCTTGAGCTTCTTGAAAAGCTTGAATGTATTCGGGTGCACGCTGCTGCAAGCCGCGCAATTGCGCTGCCTGCTGACTCTTCATGTAATCCTCTTCTAGCTGCGAGTACGCAGGCTGAAGCTGTTGATACATGCCAATCTGACTCTGGGCAGCTTGCCTAGCAATCTGATCCTGTAAGGCCTGATATTTAGGCTGATAGATCTCCTCACTGGCATACACCTGCGGGGCAAGATCAATCTGCGCTTGCAGAATAGACCGCATCGACTCCTGATAATTCGGAGCTGGTGGTGCTTGTACAACTTGAGTTTTACCTCCGCCCATATAAAAGTCTTTCTAGTTTCCTTGGGGTTATTGGAATGGCATGATCATGTCTCCATGCCCACACTTGCGTGATTGGTGATTTGCGTTTAAAGAACTGGTTAAACATTTGAGCAACCGCTTCAGGTTCACTTGCCCATGCCATGTGGATCGTCCACAGGCCATCCTGCTTGCGCCACTTCCAATTAAAGTCGCTAACGCCCGGATGTGTAGTCGAGATGCCTGTGATGATGCCGTTGCGGCGAGCCACATAAATACTGTCATGGACACCATAAAAGCTGAGATATCCGTCAACGTCATCTCGGGAGACTTGTCCAAGAAGCTGTAGATGGTTTCGGCATTGTTCATATAGTGTATCGACAAGTTGTTCCCAGTCTTGGACTGTCATTAGGTTTTGACTATGAACATCAAGGCCACGTTGCGGGGGCGGGTTTCAGTGCCGCCAGCACTTCCTGTTTGTGTATTGTTAGAGTTATTGTAAGCCAGACCTCCCGTCCCTTGCCAGTTAATCTGTGGGTCTGCAAACCCAATACAGTTGGATAAATGTGTGTGCGGCTGGATGTCCTGGCCTTGAGAAGTCCGAATCCCACGTCCGGGGTCAATGCCCTTTCCATTGTCAAATCCACGAACAAATTCACCACGAAGATCTGGCACTGTTGAGCCAAACAGAGCGGCAAGAGCTGGATAACCAGAAGTAGATTGTCCTCCGCATTGAATCCACCCACTTGGAGGAGAAGTTGTTCCCCACATTACAATTGTGCCTGACGGTACTCTAAGTGCAACTGCGCTGGCAGCTGCGCTGGCAGCTGTAGAGTCAACGTAGCCTTTACTGGCTGCTGTAGCGGATGTTGCTGGTGTGCTGTTATTCAGAATAAGCGGCCCAGTCATGGTGCCACCTGTAAGCTGCACAAAAACGGCAGAAAACAACGTCCTTATACTTTCAAGCGTATATTTAAAAAGCGATCCTGTACGTTCAGCGATAACAAAATCGCCCACTTGTGGAGTGGATGAGTTTTGAGCTGAAATGGCACCGGGCAACAATACAGCCTGATCAACGTGGTCGTTGAGGTTGTTAGCAGTAACCTGCGAGTTCGCCGCTGGAAAGTCTGCGTAAGTTGTTCCCTTTTGAATTTGTTGAGCTGGCATAAGGTTATTCCTGCGAGATCATTGGTCTATTAGCTGCTATAGCATAAACAGCCGTACTTTTCAAGGATGGTCTTCCAACAACGAAATTTACAGTGCAGGCAATCGACGTTCCTCGGGCTGCAATGCGTGGGCGCAACGTGCCATCCGTAGTGCCACTAAAACTGTACCTTAACACTGTTTCAGTAGAGTCTGGATCGTAAGTGGTTGCATCAATCTGCACAAAATCATTTTGTACGTTATTGAAGGTAAATTCTCCTCGGCTAAACCGTTTTTCAGAAGTTCCACCAAACGCATACTCTCTAGTCTTTATAGATGCAGGAATATGAATAAAGTTTTGAGTAGTAGCAATTGTGGATTCAGTCTTAACTGGCTCGCCATTTGGCTGAAGAGATGCAGGAAATAAGTTAAATGGCAATAATGGCGTTACATCAGATGTGTTAAACTCGTCGCCTTCAACTTGTTCTTCAGTTAAAAACACGCCACCATATTGAGTTGATCCAGCAAAGTTAGTGATAATCATTAACCTGCGCTGATTGATATACGCAGACAAGATAAAGTTGTCTTGGAACAACCCAGCAGGATAATAGTCAATTGATTCCCAGTTCTGGTTAAGCGTGTTGTAGACTAAAATCTTATCGTTCCTCGTCGCCGTGCCAGTAGGCATGGCAATGTAAAAGCGGTTATTGAAGTAAGTCGCAACTGAGTTTTGAACAGTGTCGTAGTTTACTGTGTCAAAGAAATCTGCGATTGGTTCACTGAGTGGCAGCGTGTTGCCTAGCAGCTTCAAGTCAAGCTGTGGCGTTAGCATGTGTACACCGTTGGCAGACAAGAAAAAGACGAACTGGCCAGCAGACACAATTGAGCGTCTAGCTAGACATCCAATTTCAGTTGTCACTACCGTTGTGCTGCTCTGCGCCCCCGGCGGTGAATCAGTAGCGAAGTTGTCAGTCTCGACGTACACAACATAAATACTCTTAGTCATAAAGACCAAGAACTGGTCCTGCACCCAAGGCAACACCCCCACAATCGAGTCATTTCCACCAGTGTTGATGATGAAATTATTGAGCGTCGTGTCGCACTGTTCACTTAAGATGTCGCTCACCAACATCTGGTAGTCGCCGTACTTGAGAATGAGCCTATTCTGGAAGTACAGCCCAAAATCAGCGCAAGGCACGGACTCTGTAATTCCTGTCACCGTAGTTCCGTCTATCGTGAACTTCTGCTGTGCAAATGAAAGTGTTACCTGCCCATCTTCCCATATTAACGGCGGTTTGCCGCGTCGAGCTGTCCATCCCGATTGGCCAGTTTGAGCAATGTAAGTTGATGCCGTGTTGTTGGTGTACTGAAACGTAAACGTGGTTGGGCCAGTAACCGTGATGACGTAGTTGTTAGTAACCGCCTGCCCCGGCGCGTCACTGCCAACTGTGCGCCCGATAGTAACTTCGTCGTTGTTGGAATACCCGTGATTGCCAACAGTGGTGATTGTAATCGTCCCTGTGTTTCCAGCAGCAATACTTGGGTTTGACGCACTGGCTGCGAATGTCGTTTTATCGTACTTGCCTCGAAAGATGTAGACCTTATTGAGTGCTGTAACGACATCACAGATACCACCTACGGCAATTGTTCTGTTGGCAGGAAATAGAAATGCTTGGCTTAAATCTTCAGGATTTGAACCTTGAGCAGGCTTGTATAAGTACATCCTGTCGGTGAATACCAACACGATGTTGTCATGCCCCGCGTCGTCAACGTACAGGCCCGATCCAACCATCGTCAGGTTGATAAGATCATTATCCGTAAGACGCTTGGTTCCTTTACGAGGTTGGGCAATGCCGCGCTGCAAGCGAGTGTTAAAGCTGGCCTGTAACATGCCGGGCTTCAAGTTGGCAGGATCAAGCCTACTGGCAAAGCCAATAAACATGTCGTCACCTTCAGCTTGAAGTTCTTCTGCCATTAGGAAATGAGCTTACTGAGCTTGTCTACAACCCGCTGGAGGTCGTCACGCAGTTCAACCATGCGCTCCATATGACCTTCATCCTCGCCCTCTTCCTCTCCCTCGTACTCTTCCTCTTCGCCGTAACCGCACTCGGAACAAGTGCCGTCAGACTCCATTGGGGAATCGCATTCGGGACAGGAGCGGCTTTTGCCGCCCATAGGGCCACCAAGGATGGCCAGCATTGCATTCATTGACTTAGGCATAAGATTAGGCAATTAAAGATTTTTTGGCTTCTCTGCGAGCGCGCAGATCAGCAAGAGAATAAGGAGTATCATACTCAAAATGAGGCGCATCGTAAATAGACTTGAAGTTGCCACCCCAGCGGAGCTTGTGCTTGGCGCAGAGCGTGGAGGCATGCTTATGCATAAGGTCAGCGAGCTTCGCGTCAGCGGGTGTGCTGCCATCCATGTACACTTTGCCCTTGAACACGCCACAGTCGATGGCGAGTCCAAAGTTGTGCATGCTTGATCCTGGCTTGGCATTAGTCACCTTTGGCCCCGGAGCCGTGCGCCCCTTGGCGTACAGTGCAGCCTGCTCATCCCATGATCGGGTGCCGCAGATGACTTTGTAATCCAAGCCGTCTTTGGCTGCCAACTCTTTAGCATCGAGCAAAAAAGCCGTAAATGCGCCCTGCACTTCATGGAGCAAGGTTAAGATGTGCTTGGCTGACCGTTCGTCAATCACCGTTTTTCGTTACGGATAATGTCGTATGTGCCAATGATGGTTAGCGCAGCAGCGCCTACAGCGTCAACGTGACCAGTCTTTACTCCAAATCCGGCCAGAACCCACTTAAGAAGTCCAAGCCAAGTAGATGGTTGTTTGAGGTATTCTTTCATAATCAGTCGTGGAGTTGGGCAATTCGTTCCCAAAGCTTGAGCCTATCTTGCTCGCACTCTGAGATCTTTACTTCTAGTTTGTTTAGTTTACTGTGCAGATAATACAGCGCCAGTGCTAGGAGCGACACCGTTAAGCCTTGATCAAAAATGTGAGTAAGAACTTTGGTGACAAACTCGTCCATACTTACTTCTTCTTGGCGGTCTTCGCGGCTTGTTTAAACGCCCTCGCTGTCGGGGCGCCCTTAGTGCCGGGTTTGCGCATCTTCTCTTTACTGCCAGCAGCGATACGCTCGCGCTTGGCGTGGATGTTGGAGTAGAGTCCTCGTTTCATAAGATTAGCACTTCCAGCGCCGCATGCTTGCTCTAGCCCGTTCTGCTGGGCCTTTAGCCTTGGCTACGACACCAGCCATCCTAGCACAGAATGACTTCTTGCGTCCAGCGTCAGCTTTTGTTTTTGGGTTGGGAGCAGGAGCTTTTAAATTACTGCCTGTGGCCCTGTTGTATTTGGCTCGACCTTTGGCTGTCAGCCCTGCACCTTTAGACACAGGAAGCTTTTCACCGCGACCAACTGCTAGGGATACGGATTTTCTTGGCATAAATTAAGAAACGGCAACCCAAGACAAGGACTCTTCGTTCCATGCATATGCATTGCCATCCGCTGGATACGGTGTTGGTGGATTCCAGAAGCATGTCTCTTCATCAAGCGCCCATGATGGATACGGTTGAGGGGCATAGAAAGCATCACGCACACTGTCGTAAACATAGCCAATGCCAGCGTAGTTCTTGCGTAAAGGACGTCCTTCTGGATGTTGGCCGCCTCGTGTGTTGTAGCTAGTCTGCACCCATTGACCGGGAATGGAGTCAATGAAGTCTTGTTCCGCAACGATAACTCGCTGCACTACACCGTCGATAATTTCAGCAAAGTGTGCCATGTGTTAAAATTTGGCTAGCGCATACTTAAATGGGGCTTCTGCAAAGGCTGCAACTAAAACAGTGCCAAGATTTACTGGGGAACTCCCAGTTGATAGAAGTTTAAACCCATTAGAAGTTATCTGAAGAGAAACCGCTGTAGAATCAACGCCTGCATCGTTTGGGGCAATAGAAAAACTGCCCCCTCTGGCTGCATCAAATGCAACCCACCTATTTCTAAATCCTGAAGTATATTCTTTTAAAAGAAAAAATTTAGGAGAAAAATTGCAATATGTAAACGGCCTAGTTGCACTGTCGTTGCCGGGATATTTTGTAAATTTACTAAATCCCGGAATTTCAGCAAAACAATACGCAATGTAATTTACGCCAGAAGTATTTACGCCTGCAACTGCGGCAATAGTAAATTCAGTTGACGTTGGAGCTGTGTTGTTCCAAGAGCCAGCAAGTGCACCAAAAGTGTCATTAAGAATTAATGAGTTATTTGCAGAAACATCCTTATGATACACTATTCCATTTTCATTGGCTCCTGCGCTAACTCGCTTAATAATAATCATTGAAGGAGCAATTCCAAGATTATGAGAAACTGTTCTAACTACTCCAGTTCCAGTGTATGAAACAATATCTAATCCCGGAACAATTCCTTTTTTCCACTGCCAAGCAAAATAATTAACTCCAGTTGCGTTTGTTAGTGTGTTGTCTATTCCTAAATTAAATCCGTTTGAATTAAACCCAGTCAATGTATTTGCGTTGATTGTCTCAGGCGTTGTAGTGTTGGAAGAAACATATCTTTCCGCTCCTCTCACAGAATCAAACAAAACATGGTTTGTTGTGGCGTTTCTAGCTTTAATCCAAACCAAATCTGGCTGGAATGACACACTATTTACTGTGTTGTTAATCGAACGAATGGTTTCATTTCCAGTATAAAGATTTACAGCCATATAATTGGCTGAATTAATAATTGACGGAACTGGAAGGCTATTTGTGTTAAGCGCATTAAATCCAACAGGTCTAGTATACGCAAACGGACGCTGCCCAAAGTTAACGTAAATAATTTTTGCGTTTGTCGCAGAAGCTGCGTATGGAACATATCCCCCACCAGTAAGACCCGTAGCAATTGATGTGTATGTTGTTCCATCAACAGTATAATCCAACGCTCCTGTATCGGCGTTAAATCTTAAGCCAATAACGCTAGTTGTTGGCGTAATTGTGGCAGTAGTTGCAGTAACTGTAGGAGATTTGTATATTCCAATTATTTGATCCGCAACTGCGGAATTGTATTGTGTTTCCCAATACCAACTTCCACTGTCCATTAAAATACTTCCAACAGCAACAGCTGTAGCAAGGTTTTGTGATTCAAGATTTCCCGCATTCGGGACTGCGTTTGGTATTGCGACTATTCCGTTTAATACAGCATAATTGCCCCTTCCGTTTCCGTCGTCACTGTAGTTTACCGGGACATCAATCATGCTGTCGTACGTTACGCCAGCCGTCAGCGACACGTTGCTTACCGTCCATGTGTTGTTATTCCCCGAGCTGTCTGTGCCAAGTGCCGCTAAAGACGATGTGCTGTTAAAACGCAATCTAAACCCATTGTTCCCGTAGGTTCCTGTGTATTGCTTTGGCGACCATACTCCAGTTGTGGAATTAATTTCTCCAAATGAAGATTCGGTTAATGCTTGGCCATCAATAAAATTTACTTCAGTAAGATACCCATCAAAAAAGTTTGAACCTCCATTGCTTCCTATTGAATGGGCTATATTTGTATTAAACGCCGCAGGTGCAGTTGTTCCAGTGCCAACTACATTTCCATTTACATAAATTGTTTGAGATGTTTCGTTTTGAGAATAAACGACATGATACCAAGCAAATTGATCACGAAAAACCGCAGTTGTTAATACTGCCTGAACATTATTTATAAAAAGAGCAATAGCATTCGAGGTTGTAAATCTTAAATACGTTGTGCTGCTAGTTCCAAACAATGAAATATTCAAGCCTATTTGTCCGCGCTTTACCCATCCCGACCAAGTGTACACGCTTGCATTTGTTGGCGTGCCAAATGTTCTTGTTAAATTTGCAGATGCAGTTCTACGAAACCTAAGTGAATTGGTTATCAGGTTAGGATCTGGCGGAGGAGTAACTCCGGCTTTTTTAAGGCTTCCAAGTAGAGCTAACATAAATTACGTTGTTGCATCGCCGCCAACGATCCAGCTATTTGCGGCTACTTTGATTAGCGAAATGATTGCGTATTGTCCAGAAGTCTTTAAACCGTTCTTGCCGTTTACAGCAGTCGTCCCCGGAGTAACCGCCGAAACTGTCACTTGACCAGCGCCAAGCTGCATCACAAGAATCTGCGTGCCGATAGGGAAGTTGGCATTAGCCGTAGCGTCCGTTGGGATGCTAATCGTAATCGGCGAAGCATTGCTTGCGGTAATCAGCTTACCTGCATCCGAGCCGCCTGCAATATCCGTAACCGTGTAGGTAGTGTCAGTCTGCGCGTTGATCAGCACCGTAGCCGTAGCAATTGGGTTGCGGTTAAGCAAAGCAAACTGCGTGGACGAAGTGATGTAGAGCTGGCGGTTATCCCACTCAATCGCACCAAGCTGGCGCGTGGACAGCAATGTAGCCGCTGCCGTGCTAAAGCTAACTGGATTTACACTTGCAGTGTTTGCCGCAAATGTTTGACGACCAGTGAATGTGTTTGAAGTTAGCGTTGGAACAGTCCCGCGCTGGTAAATCAAATGCGACCCAAGCCCCTGCAATCCAACTTGAATGTCATTATTGCTGCCGGTTGTTGAAGTAATTGCAGTGATGTTGCCTTGTGCGGTATTGCCCTTTAAAGACTGCACCAGAATTGGCGCAGCGGAGCCAGTAAACCAAGCTGGCCTTGTCATTACCTGCGATACTCCTACAGCACCTGCAACAGTGCATACCCAAGGCCCATTTGTTGGAG